TTAATCTATTAGTTACATAATCTGGACTCCCATCCCCCAATTGCTGAGGGTCATCCCATACAAATGTAGATGATGATGAGCTACGAAATGAGTAAGCTCTACAGTCTACTATATCTGGTATATCAAATGCTTTATCTTTTACATTAGATAAAAATAAGATATTATCTTTTGATTCTATATGCTTTACTACTAAAGGGTCACTTCCTAAGAATAAGAATTCATCTAAAGATAAAGACTCGATTGTACTGCCATCATCATAAACTACTACAGAAGTATCTCCATTTAATTCTCTTTCTTCTATTAAATCAACAGAAGGAATTTCATTATAAGAAGTATACTTTATAGCGTATATTTTAATGTGTGTAAAGTTAGTATCTATATCATCTATCTGTACAACAGGAGAAACACCTACTTGCTCATTAACTGCACCACCCCCTAAGTTAGTACCCTTATCTAAAGGCACTAGTTCTGATATAGGACTTATCTTAGTTTGAGAAGCGTTTAATCTATATAGGTTATAAGCATACTGTATCATACCAGATGTATGAGTACCGCCACCAACTATATTAGTTACTTGTGGTTGTGAGAAATCCACTGTACCAACAAAGTTAAATGAGGTAAGTGGAGTATCTATCAATGGAGTAGAATCATCTAGTTGGTCATTCTTTATATTTAATGTCCTAACTTGATTAACACCGTCTACCCAGTATATCTTTTGTATATTAGTATTTTCATAATTGAATATGGCTTGTATAGGACTATTGATACTAAAGTCAAAATTCCTCAAGTATAATAAAGTTAAAGTGTAACTCCCGTCTAATACTCCTGTAAGTTCCCATATACAATCCATCTCTTCATCGGTAGTAAAGAGTATGATTGAATTTCTAGTAGTTGTGTGTCCTATAATAACTTGGTCTGTGGAAGTTGTAGAAAGGTCTCCAGCAGCTATCTGAGTAGTAATCTCAGTGTTATTAGTATATGTCAAACTACTAGTACCATATGTTATAGTATTAGTAGCCTCTGTTATCGTTATATTTGGTATAGAAATAATAGACTCATTACCTTTCTCATTTGCCACACCCCCACTTGCTTGTGTGTCTGTAGATAATAAACGGATATTCTGAGCTTCAAAATAATATCTAGGCATATGTTTGCTCTTAGATATATCTTGGTTTATTCCACCAAATGTATATTTAGCTTGTTTATTTCCCATTAGTATTTTCTTATACGTTCATTTTTACCCATAAACTTAAAGAAGTTTCTTTGAGCTCCACTGTTTATAATTAGTCTATTGATAGAATTAAACATTGCTTCTGCATGGTCCATATTAGCTATCTGCATATCTGATTGTGCAGCTCCCATGTACCAACACTTCTGTTGCTCTATTCTGCCAAATGCTTTATCTGTTATTTTGCCTATGTCATATAGTGGTGCAAGAAATCTAAATAAGATATAGTATTCAACTGCTAAAAGAAAGTCTTGATTATCTGGTATCATTGGGAAACCATCAGCGTCTTGAGCTAAGGCTTCATAAGCTAACTCCACATATCCATCTGGAAAGGAAGTTGTAATGACTCCAGCTCCTATAGTATAGGTGGCTTCTAGTCCTAAAGGACAATCATTACAAGAAGCTGACTCATGATATATGTCTGTAGCTAATGTTAATGGAACTGCTTTATACTCTGAAAAATCTTTATCAGCAAATGCTCTAGCACCTCTAATATTAATAATTTCAGCAGGCAGTATAGCTTTATATCCTATGATATGTAGCTTAGGGTCACTTACTTTATTTTCATATGCTAATGGGGCTCCTACAAGCCTTATAGCTTCCACAGCGTACCCCGCTGCTATTTCATAAGATAAACCCTGTGCTAATGGATGATTCATCACATTCCACAAGATTCTTTTTAAGGATACTGTATTACCGTTATACATCGCGTTTGTTTTTATATAGTAAAAAGGCGTCTAAGTTTTTATCTTCAGTATTAATCAACTTAGTGATTTGTCTCTTTAGACCTCTATTTACTTGGAATTTATATACACTTCTATATTTGATTCTGGCATTAAATTTCTTAAAGTATACTCTAAATATAAAGCCAGATGTGTGTGAGTTATTATATCTCACAAGTAATTTCTTTTCCTTTGCGTCACTGTCCTTCTCCCAAAGGGCATTTGTTTTTTTCCAGTCAACTGGTATGTTATTAAGTAACTTACCATCTTTGACCCTAGGTCTTCTCTTTTCTTTACGTAGTATTAACTCAAAACCTATTTTAGGGATAAAATACTCTAGACCTTCATCTATAATCATATCCCCTATTCCTTTATTAAAGTCTGTTATTACTTTACCAAAGACACTTCTATCTACTTCATCATACTCTTTCCTATAGAAGGAGTAATAGTCATTCATCCCAAAATGACATTTAACCTTATGATTTCTGCTCATTACCTTGGTCAGTAGCATTGTTTTCATAATCTTCTGGCACTTGTCTTAACTTTAGAAAATCAGAAACAATTTCTGTTTTAATTAAATCTATATAGTGTGGTTGTAATGGATACTCATCTTCATCTTCATTATAACAACTATAACTTGATACATTACAGTCACAGCAAGAAGGATAACTTCCTAAGTCTGTTGGTTTCTCAAATACACCAGTTACCGTTAAACAGTTTAATAGTTTATAAGCATTACTTAAACTATATACATACATATAGTTATCATTATCTAAGAAAGCATATAATCCAGATGCAAATTGTGCTCCTTCAATATAAGCTATCTTATCCTTTGAAATAAAATTAAAAGGTACTCCTATCCTATCTGTAGGCTTAACGCTCGTTATAGCCACCTTAGAATGTAATTCTAGGGGTTTTGGTAATGGTCTATCACTTCTTAATAACTTAGGACAGTCATCGCCACATTCATCACCATCTACTAATGACATTGCTAAACACAGTGTTTGCTTAATAGAATTATCAACTGTCTTTTGATAATTATTTAAATCCTGTCTAAGATATTTCGCTCTCTTAATATTGTATAGATATTTGATGTACCTGTTGTCCAACTCAGAATCATCTGAATACTCTTTGAGAGCTTCTCTCACATCATATACTATTTCTTTTAATAATGCCATCTCTTTGTATAATAAAAAACCCTCCTCCAATTAAGAGAAGGGTCTTGTTGTTAAAAGACTTACCCTGGGACGCTGTGCTTATGGGTAGCGTAGTAAGTACTGTTATCTGTTAATTAGTAAAAATTTCTTGTAGTTAGTATCAGACATTTCAAAGAACCTTTTAGTATCAAGGTCTTGCATAATATGCTTCATAGTACCTCTATTTGTGGTAACGCTTTTAATGTACTTGATATTAATACCTCCTGTAATAGGTGATGTTTGTTTTGTCTTACCTTGTATAATCCCTTCATGTAATCTTGGGTTGTCAGCATACTTAAGTTCATTATAAACTTTTTCTAATTGTCTAACATCCTCATCACAATAATCTAACATAGTATTCATAGCCTTACTACATTTCTTGAACATAATATCAGTCCATAAACTAATAGTAGTTTTGTTCTTTCCTTCATGTCCTAAAAACTTAGCAATATAATCTAATCTATTAGAATTAAAATTAAATTTACTTTTAGCTACTTTAAGGGTATCAAATTGTTTATAGTTAGGTAACATAGGTATCCTATGAAATAATGCTCTAGTCTTTATCCATTTTAAGTCAAATCTATCTCCATTATGAGCAACTATTAAGTCAGCCTCATTAAGTACTTCAACAAATTGTTCTATTAAAAACTTATCATCTTGATTCTTATCCCATGCTAAATTGTAAACTTGGTCTTCTCCCAACCACTTATAACTAACACAGATAATTGCTCTTTCTTTAATTATATTGTCAGGTTGAATATTTAATTTATACCCTGCTCTCCAGAACCAACCTATATTTGGCGATGTTTCAATATCATAAATTAATACTCTGGCTTTACCACTGACTAATTTTTCTTCTGCTTGTTTAAATTCTGCTCTACATTCTCTTAAAGCAATCTTACACTTTTTAATGGTAGTTGCAAAACCTTTGTTAGCTAAGTGATTTCTTAATCGTTTAGCACCTTCTTTTAAATATCCAGGCTTCTTATTTAAGAAGTCCTTAATCTCATTTAAATCCATAAATTTCTTATTTCTTTGACTTGCCCTTCTTGTTATCAAGTGCATCATCAATCTTGTCAGCTAGCTTTAAAAGCTTAATAGCTAAATCTGGATTGTTTCTTAATACAAATCCAAAAGTAACAGCTCCTATTACTGCTCCAATAATTAAATTAAACATGGTTTTCTAATTTTAAAAGTTAATAATCTGATACAAAGATACAACAAATATCTGACATTTCCAAATATTTTGCTATATATTTTGTAATTTTTTTTGTTAGAGCTTGAAATAATACCCAACCATTACCTTTTTATTCAAGATATCGTAATTAATTGTAAAGGCACTCTTATTTTTTTTAGGGATAAACACTGCGCCTGGTGCAATTGAAGGAAAGGAATTTATAACAGTAGGTAATATTACTTTACCTCCTAAGAATATTTTAGCTTTCTTTGGTATAGCTACTCTAATAGTAGTATCTATTGATATTGTGCGTGGCTTAGTTTTATAATCAATATTATAATTTAGTAATTCTCCTCTAACTTTGAGTCCTAAATTAATTGTGATACTATCATCCTCGACTTTCTCTTTATATTCATTTATTTCTATGGCTTTCCTAAAGAGTTTTTCTCTAGCTATAGAATCATTTTTTAGTGCTTCCCATTTTTTTATGTAGGTGGAATCTATGGGGCGTTTGCCACCTTTAACTGGTACAGGTACTGGATAGTATACTGTATCAAACTGTTTCTCTATCACTGGTACAGGTACTTCTATTTTTACTGGAACTTCAATAATCTCGGGCTCTTTATTACATTGTTTAAATAAAAACAACGCTAATACCCCCATTGCTATTAATGTCCAATTATCTTTTAACCATTTCATTAGTTTAATCTTTTATATTTAGTTACACTTCTCCCAAAGATATTTTTTTCTTTATATGATTTAAGAATCTCATTCTTATTACCACTCTTCTTACAACTAACATGAATCCATGCTGGTTCTCTATTTGAACCAAATTCCCATATTAATTGATTAAACTCACAGTTTTCTTTAATCCAGTTAAATATCTGTCTGTTTGTTATTAATCCTATCACGTCAGCATCTATATCTATAGCAGACCCATAAACATGTTCAGAAGTAGAACTTCCTCCTATTGCTTTATTAACTGCTTTACTTCTATAGAATGAAGTAACCGCTATAGGTATTCCAAAATGCTCTCTGAGTGGTTCAAATATTTCTTTTGCCACATACCTCATCCTCTCTAAGGTAGCTTTATCAGGGCTGTTTTCCAGCCCCAACTGTATAGCTTTGTTACTTTTAGTAGCCTCCGTATAAGAGATGTGGTCGCTAATTTTAATCTTCCAATTCCTCATAACTACTTAATTTTACTTTTAATTTTTGTATATATCTTTCTTGGTTTCTTATAACCTTTCTAGATTCTACATTTAAAGTTTTCATACGTTCTAAGTCTTTTTCTAACTCCTCAATTCTTCTTTTAAATCTTCCCTCTAAATCATTGATTAAGTCTTGATAGACTTTAAAGTTAGAAGATATAGTATCTAATTCAACACCAGCAGCCTCAGACTCAGCCTTTGATTGTTGTGTTTTCATTAGTTTTCTGCCTCCAAACCATGCGATAATAGGGCTCAATGTAGCCACTATAACTTCCCAGTGTTGTAAAATAAATTCCATTGACTTTCTTTATTTATTATTAACTTGTTTTTATTATGCTTGTAAATCTATCATTTAATCAACTTGATTTACATATTCTTCAAACCAAGTGTAGCCACTTGGAGCTAAATCATTAGCTGTTTCACCATTTGGTACATTTGCTGCAAACCAAACGTCATTTATGCCATCGTTATCTGCATCATATCCTGCAGGTCTAGTATTTATTGGTGTAGAAGATACGCTAGAACGAAAATCTAAATATTTTTGATAGTACTGGATAATATAATCACCAGTGCTAACTGGAAAACCATTATAATTATCTGATGGTGCTCTTGGAAATTCATGAGGGATATTACCTTGTACCATATCTATATAATGTGAATCTAATGAATCTGACAATACTTGTGGAATACCATTATCGTCTAAATATGCATTTGCACCTACATCAGCTAAAACATCTGTAAAATTTTCTGAAGTATCTAATATTGGTAAATCATCACCTAATAAAGTGAATTGACTACCTACAAATATAGTAGGGTCAGCTAAAACTGTATTTTCATAACTATCCGAAGAACCTCTTACATAAAATAAATCTGCTTCATCTAATCCTGCTTGTGGGTAATTCCCTTCTATAAAAGTATCATCTGCATATACAGATAAATTAGCACCTGTGTTTCCTTCTACGATACATTGTAATTCATGAACGCCCCCATTATCTGCCATGTTTAAAGAAGATTTATGCCCTAAATAATAAGAATTTCCTATATGATTAATTTCAGCATCCCCATTATAAACGTTTATTCTTGAATACCAATCATAAATGACATTGTTAATTACATCAATTCTACCATCACTTATAACATTTGGGAATCTATGGTCTGAATTAACTATTAGGTTTTTATGATAACTAAAATCACCTGTATCTTCTGGTCTATCACCACTTCCTATTATTCCACCAGTTTTGTTTTCTGCCATTAACACTCGTTGTATCGTTATATTGTTTGTGGCTGGTGTGTATGTATCTCCCATTAATCTCGTAGAAACAGATTCATCACT